TTAGAGCAGCGGAATCATAATCCGCGTGTCGGGGGTTCGAGTCCCTCTCCCGCTACCACTCAAGCCTTTGATAGGCTTGATCAATTTCTCAGTCATCACTGCTCAATCCTCTCAGTTTGACACTATTCAGTGCCGGGTTTGACAATTTTTGTTCTGCGGCTGTTCACTTCGGCCTCAAAGGCTGTGCCCATCCCAGCAACCTTTCGCTTCAAATCTGCCCGCCTCGAGTAGAGACGGGCCATCTCGATTGTCTCCTGTCCAAGGACATCCGCGATTGCGCGTTCGTCGTATCCCATCTCCCGGAAAATCGTCGCCACGGTATGACGCAAACCGTAGAGCGTAAGTCCGGGTCTGATCTTGCCCAAGCGCTCCAATTTCTGGCGCTCTTTGCGCCAAGACGCTCTGAAGCCGGAAACAGTCCAGGGCTGTCCCTTGGAGTTTGCACAGATGGTGAGGGCATCATGTTTGGGAGCCGCTGCTAGAGCCTCCCTGAGTGGGGAAATGATCGGCAAATAGAGTTCGACACCCGTCTTGCTCCGAGCCGTATCTATGAAGTCACCTTCTATCGCATCCCGGTGCAATGTAAGAGCGTCTTGCGGCCCGAGCCCGGTAAACATCATCAGTGCAATTGCGGGACGCATATGCTTCGGAGCAGCGTCCAGAACGGCATCTCGCTCACTATCCTGCCAAGGGCGATTGCTTCGAGGTTCGCCACGCTTGCGCCGAATGTTCGAAATGCCAAGCGCCGGATTGTCTTTTACAAATCCACGATCCTTTCCCCATGAGAACACAAGGGAAATAACGGCCTTGACGTAGTTGGCAAACCGTCTGCCTTTCTGTTCTGCTGCCTTGTCGCGCAAACGAACAATAAAGGGACTGGTGAAACGGGTCAGATCGGTATCCCGGATCGGATACAGGTAGTCGAATTTGTTCTGGTAGTCGGCACGGGTGCGCGGCGCAAGGTCGGTAAATGCGGAACTTGCACGATACTTTTCGATCAATGCGCCAAGCGTTCCAGGCTTCGTTCTGTCGGGTTCAAATGCCTTGGTGACACGCTCGCACTCTGCATAAAAGGAAGCAGTTCGCGCCGGATATTTGTCGAGATCGATCATGACTTTCGAATTGCGGTGCTGGCAACGCTGGCGGTATGGCGGCTTTTTGTCGGTCCAAACACGGAACCCCTTCGGCCACCATTTATTGACCTTGGGCATATCAGCCACCCAAGCGATTCAGAATGTCGTCGTCACTGTCGGCCTGGCCTGACTTCAGTTGATCAAGCCACGCATCCAGATCTTGCACATCCCACAGCTTCGACCCGTCCGGGTACTGAACAGGTACAACCGTACAAATACCCTCAAACTTCGAGGCCGGAATACCGCAATAAGCGGCGGCGTCAGGCTTCTTGAACATCCGAGTGCGCTGTAACTGAAAATTCAGAAATGCTTTTTGCAATGTTCCATCTCCAATTTAGTGAGCGGTCTTGCCCTCCTAGTCTCCACTGCAGGGGAGAGAAGAGCTTGCCGTTATTGGACTGACCGCATCGCCCTCAGGCGGACTACTAGATGGCGTGGCCGTCAATCTTAACGCGGACGGTCGCTGCCGATCCTCCAGCGTCCTGAATGGCCGTACCAATGCGGAGATTGTCGGTCGCAACCGGCGTGACGGTATCGGTCGCAACATCCCAATAAGCAGGAGCGCCAAGGGTAAACACCTCGCCACCCGATTTCGTCAGATCGAAGACGCCAACTGTGACCAATTCAAATTCGTCGGCCTCTGCCGCCGTGGTCGCAGCCACGCCGAACAGATGGTCAACCAGGACACCCGCGCCGGAGATAACCCCGCCAGCGGGAGCCGGAACGGTCACTGCATTACCTGCCTGCACATAATTTCGCATAGGTCAGATTCCTTTCGTAGAAGTGATGTAAACGGTGGAAATACGCTTCCCGGATTTCTGCGCAGCGCACTGTCTGCGCAGTTCATTGATGCGACTGCGGAGCATTGGGGCATCTGTCGATTGCCAAGTAACGGACTCATCTCCGAACTGCACATTCACAGTCATTTCCCCGGCAAGGAAACGGTCCATGACGCCCTCAAGAACCGCTAGCAACTGGCATGGATCGCTTCGATCCACGCCGTCAAAGATGCTTGCCCGCGCCATCGTCTTACGCGCCCGGATTCATGTACCAACCGCGCCAATCGAGGAATGAGGCACCAAAATCAAGGCGAATCTTGACCTCCACGCCGTCAACCTCAAACCCGGCACGGCTGTCAGTCTGCGGGCCTTCCGAACCTTGAAGATAGGCGTATTCCAACCCTTCAACCGTGGCCGGATCGGCCGCGACATACCAGCGGTTCGGATCTTCAAGCCGAGACTCCACAACAAGGTCCAGTTTGCCGCCGAACACATTCACGTCTTCGGTACGGGTCGGCTGGATCGCTGCCAGGACTTCTTCGGCCTGTGTTTCAAGTTCAGGTGGCACTACAAGGAACTTCGGAGCAATGGCAATCGGACGGCCATTGATACCTTTCTGGCGGCGCATCGCGAGGCGAGCTGCCGAAAGGGTTTCCTTGGAGATTGCCCCACCTGTGCCAGCAAGGTTGCCGTGATCAGCATGGAAAACGGGTTTCTCGTCATCCATGGTCGGGCCAAGACCTGCCGCCTTGACCAACAGGTCCACAAGGAATTGTGCCTCGAACTCGGCGGATGCAAGACCCAGCTTGCCAGACAGATCATTGAATGCGCCAAGGTCATCATTGATCAGGGCCTTGCGGGACAGGGCGAGGATCGTGCCGTAAGTGCCGATGGCGTAGGTTTCCATGGCCTCGACAAAACCGGAATACTTGTATTCCCCTTGCTCATTGACCTTCTCCAACTTGGCAAGGTCAGCGGCCTGTACCTTTGTCTTTGCCCGAAAGTCCTTGTGCGTCGTTTGACGGGCAAGACGCTTCAGCGTTGCAGGAGCTACCTGGTAGGCCGCCCGCAAGGCGCGGTTTGCCGTGTCGGCAAAGATTGCAGCAAAGTCGCTGGTCGTATGCAGCGCACGGGTAATGATCGTATTTTGGTCAAGCCCCGTAGTGGAAACTCCTGCCCGCTGCAAACAATCGCGGGCAATGTCCAGCGTCGTCATGTTGACATAAGCACGTGCGGCCTCTGACAATTTGTGAGACGGGTTAACACGGGTGAAGTACACCGCTTCGCCCATGCGGGTCACAATTGTTGCCGGATCGTCCAGATGAACCATGTTGCTGGATCGCGCCGTGAGGATCGGTGATGGCCGGGTGCGCCGCTCTTTCAAGGCATCGATCGCCGCTGATCGCGCATCCTGTTCACTAGCGCCACGATCGATCTGACCGTTTGCCCATTCATCGCCAAGGTTAAACTCGGTAGCAAGGGCGCGGATTTCAGTGTTAACCACTGCTCGCGTCTCAATTTGGGGAGACGCTTGTGGCGGTGTTGTCGCCGGGGGCGCTTCCGGGCCCGCCGGTGCGGGAGTCGTGGTAGTTCCAGACATTCCATTACCTCTAATTTGCGCGGCAGGGTCGGCACCTACCGGGACTATGCTCACTTCACGTAGCTCCCAAGAAATGGCAGTTTTGATCCGCGCGCCCGTGATCGGATCTTTACTCGTGCGCCATTTTTTGGGGTCATAGCCGACAGAAATGTTACGAAAGACACCGGCGCAAATGCCTTGCCAGATGTCATCACGTTGGGGGGAAACCTGAACCTTGATAATCAGCTTGCCGGACTCAACACGAGCAGCACGAACAACGCCTAGAACGTCGTCCAGAGAGACTTGACGATGATTGTTGAGAAGCGGCATGCCATCGAGGCGCGACAAATCAATTGCCTGTTCGGAGATTTCAAGGACTTCAAGAAACGGACCGCCGCCAATGTCCACGCGTTCCACAGCCGAGCCTGTTGACGCCACCATTTCGACGGTGCGGTCCTTTTCGACAATGGAAGTCGGGGTAAACCCTGCACGGATATACAAGGGCGCATTCATTATTCGCTCTCCGTCGATGTATCGGGGGATGGGATAATCTTATGATCTTTGAGGCGTTTGGCATCGGCTGCGATTTCCGCGTCCACGTCTTCAGCGTCATAACCACGCTCAGCAATGATTTCTGAGCGGCTACGAAGATGGTTTTTCAGGGCTTTCTCTGCCGCTATCGCATCGTTTTTCGGGTCCACCCACGGCCATGCGGGCGGAAGCCATTTGACCGCATCGAAAGCGGAACGGTCTGCCGTGTAATCACGGGCCGGAATAACCCCCTGCAACACCTGGTACTGAATGAAGGCTTTCCAGACCGGCCGGCAAAGGCCAAACACCAGCAAGTGGTGCTGGATCGTCTGACAGAAGCGCCGATATTCAAGAAAAGCCTGACGGGCAGAAGAATAATTGACGTTAGAATAATCACCCGTCGCCTGTTCGTAGGTCGTATTCGTGCCCGATGCGATGAGCCTGAAAGTTGTCGTTAACAGGTCGCTCGCTCCACCCTGATCCGGGGTATCGGGGAAGCGGATGTCTTTGCCCGGAGGAAGGTTGATAAGCGCACCCGGCTCGAGACCGGCCGTTAACGTCCCATCTGATTTCTGGCCGTCATAAGCGGGATTGCCATCCGTATCTGTAATGAACCCGGCATGAAGGGCAGCTACACGGGCACGAACGATCAATGCATCCAGAACTGAATCCAGCTCTTTCGCCGCTAACAGGACGGACGCGAACCAGCTCAAACCCCGAACTTGACCCGGCACAAGTTGACGGAACAAGTGAATAACTTCACTCGCCGGTATCCGCACGGGCGCGAGCGAATAACCGGCGAGTGCATCGCCAGACAGAAGACTCTGGCGAATCCAATAGGCGACCCTGCGACCTGCAGCGTCAAACTCAACGCCCTGATAAACCCTGCCGCCATGATCAAACATTTGATCCTTTGTACGGTCCAACTGCTCAGGGTGAAGGCGGCGAAGCTGCGGCGCGCCTGTTTCCGGGTGGTAGGTGAAGACAAAAAGAACTTCACCAAAAACCACCAGATCACGGACGGCAAATTGCTGCAGTCCGTAAAAATCGGTCTGCCCCTCAGCATCCGCCTCGTCAGTCCACGCCTTCCAGAGCCGTTGCAGAACGCGGCGAACAGCCTCGTCCTCATGTTCGGAACGCGGCTTAATCCCGTCGCCAACCAGATTGGACGCTAGACTTTCAGTGATCCGCGCCCCGGTCGGGTTGTTCAAGGTGAAGTGCTGCGCCCGCATGCCGATTGTGGAGGCGCTTGCGTGGATCGTCCCGACGTTGGCGCTTGCAGGGGCATCCTGCCAACGGCGTCCCCCTCCTGCCGCATCAAGAGAACGGCGAGAAGGGGACGATGAAAAGAGACGGGAAAGGGCGCGGAGCATCTGGTTTATGCCCCCCGGATTGCCTGCGCGTCCAAGCGAAGTTTCAATCGCTGATCAACCGCTGAGAGCAGATCCGTAAGGTTCAAGATCGGCATATCCGAGCTTTCCTCCCGACGCATCGCTTCAGTTTCCGCGTTTGCTGCATATTGGGTTTTCAATTTCACGATGCGCTGATGGGCCTCTTTGAGAGTCATATCAGGGATCAACTCAACATCAGCCGCGCCAGCCTTATGCGCTGCGTTATCGTAGATAAGGTAGATGGGCTGATCCTCATCACGGCTGATGAAATCATCACCAAGGTAATAAGACGGAAAGTCTACAATGCGAGTCGCATCATGCGGCGTATGCGGCGGGAAGTCGTTTTCTTCAAAATCGCTGCCTCCGAACCAGATAATGTTGCGATTTTCTTGGGTATCGGCATTTAGCTTCTTGCATCCATACTCGTTGCCTTGAAGCAAGTTATGCAGCCCCCAAACCACCGAACGAGCTAAGTGGCGATCACGATATGAGCCAATAGTCATATGTATCGCCATCTCCAAAATGTGGGCGTACCGGTATTCGCCACCCCCCGGACCAGGAGCGGTCTTGCGCGGAAAGAAGAGATGGCCGCCGCGTGTCAGATCGCGACGGAAATTCGAAAACGCGCCGTGCTGGAGCGCATAGGCGCAATCTTTTGCAGAGTAGGTTGCCGTGAGGATCTCGGGATACATATCGCTCTCCATTTGAATAATAATCTTTACATTTCTGTACAAATTATATGTCGGAGTCGCCGAATTGTAAATAAAATTCTATAACGCATTGATAAAACAATGATTTTCGCCTGAAATGTATCGTGGGATGGCGAACCGATTCAGTAATGAGCACGCTCTGAAAGAAAGGCGCACCCCCAATGAGGTGCTGCCTCAACTTTGAACTGCCGTCTCTATTTAGGAGATGTTCGCGATGCTTCATGGACCTCGACACATACCGAACCGGCGTCCTTTGCGATGCTTTCCAGCAAGTCTATTAGTGTCGCCGCTGAATGCTGTGTGCGGAGGCGCTCTTTAGCGCAACCATCTATGGGCACGTCCATAACCATTTGGAGCGCATGCAAGATCCCCTCGATCTGGCCGATCTTAAATGAGATTTTTTCAATTTCGTCTTTCATCATGAGCTCCTTAGTTTCCCCATTTCGCGAAGGACGAAATGGGTGCGGATAAGATGATCGTGTGATATGAATTAATCACAGCGTTATCATTTACACTTAAATAATAACGTCAAGCTAAAATTATAACGGTGCTATAAAATGATCGCTATTCAATGCAAAATGGCTCGTACCGCTCTCGGATTAGGTGTAAGAGAGCTGGCAGATCTAGCCAAAGTAGCGCCCGCTACTATTTCGCGGCTTGAAAGAGGTGAAGAGTTAAAACCACGAACAGTCGATGCAATACGAACCACATTAGAGAATGAGGGGATAGTATTTATCGAAGAAAACGGTGGTGGCCCCGGTGTTAGAATGAGGAGAAATATATGACACCTATCGAAGAAACTTTCATCCGCCTAACGATGCTATTAGACGAGCCGAAACAACACCGCGATAGACAGGCAATCAAAGATCACTTTGATACGCTGGTCGACTACGCAAGAAATGATGACGAGAAACGTGCCGCTTACGAATTTAAAGCCATGGCTATGAACCATATCGACAGTGATGGAATAGATCCGCCTGAGTTCGTTGAGGAAAAGCGCGTCAGAGCTCTTGAGGCACTAACGGTTTTTTCAAGAATCATTGAGTCTAGCAAACACCCAGGAGGTTGAGGCTTTAGCTATTTTTAGCGATCTCAGATTATCAGAAATCGTTTTACGGATAATAGTATTTAACGGTTAGAAGTTGTTGAGAATTTGAAGGCAAATAGATGATAGAATTTGTTAAGAACAACTCAGAAATAATACTTGCGATTGCCGCACTGTTTAATGTGATCGCAGCAGGATTTGCCGCCTTCTCAACATACTTCGGACCGAGAAAAGCTGCTATTGCCGCAGAAAAACTTCGTCATCAGTCAGAAGCAGACACGCGTATTCGCCTTCAAAAGGAAGAGATATTTACTCGACTGATCGAATACTCAAACAAAATGGACGATCAAGAATTTTTGGGCGCGTTAAATCTTGTTCGAATTGTTTTCAGAGGAAATGATAATATAAAAAGAAAAATAAATGACCTTTATGACGCCCTCTCAGATAAGAACATAAAGCCCAACGAACAAAATGTAGCAATGAACAACAAGTACATCTCATTACTAAAGGAAATTGCACTCGAAATAAAATGGCATGATTATATTGAGTGGGATCGAGTATTAGATGGATATGGAAAACGCAAAATCATGTAAATTTATTTCAACCAACTTGAGCGAATTATATTTTTTTCATCGACGTGCGCCAACTGAATTCTGCCACATACGGCCGCCAAACGCTCATCCCAATTCACGTTAACAATCTGCCGGGCAGCGAAGGCGTAGACAACACAGTCCAAAGCTTCTGCGTCCCTTCCGGGAATGCGTTCAAAACGCCGTTGCGGCTGCCCGCGATTGTAGCGCAACACCGAACGTTCACTAGCCAACTGTTCGAACCAGACCGGATCAAGCGTATCGGAAAAATGGATGGTGCTTCCTTGTGTAAGGCGCGTCGTCAGGTGAGCCTTGATGCTGTCCACACCCACAATCCAGAGCCATCCCCCTCGCTTGATCCCGGATTTTGATTTTTCGATCCATGGCCGATCCCCTCGGACTCCCTTGATTGCTAGTATTCGGCGATTGGAACGCGGGAAACAGAACCGGTAAACATCTTCCATGGTCTGCCCGTCACTACTATCGACAGCGGCCGCTTCGATCCCGATCTTGCCGCCAAGCGGATGCGCGAACCTCGCCTTGAGAAGGCTGTCCAGTTCCGCCCAGGTATCGGAGTTATCCGGCAAGCCCCAAATGACGGCATGGCCAAGGACGTAAGCATGCCCGTCCCGGTTCCATCCCACATACGTCAATTCCAGCCGGTCGTGCTGCACGTCAACGCCAACGGTGATAACCAGAACATCTTCGGGAACGGAAACGAGCGAGAACGGCTTGGCGCGGCCTGCAAGCGCCGCTTCGTCCAGTTCCTGCCCTTCCATGCGCCACCCCTGTCCAAGGATCGTGTTGACGAAAACTTGCAGTCCTTCAGGGTCGTTTTTCGCAGCAAGGAATTCTTTCGCCAACGCGGCCCACGAGGCTTTTGCCAAGGGCGAAATAAGCGCATTCATTCGGAAGCCTGCATGACCGGTGATTTCCGGTTTAGTCGCTCGCCAGCGACCCGCATTGACCATTTGCCGCTTGTGTTTTTCCTCGACCACAGAACCACATGAAGGGCAGACGTAGTGTGCTCCGTCCGGTCCCCCCTCAGGCCAATGGATATCCTTCCATGTGATTTCGTGGAAGTCGCCACACTCAGGACATGGGACCTCGAAAACCCTTTGATCCGATTGCGCATAGGCTCGAAGGACGTGCGAAGTATCTTCAAGAACCGGTGTGCTACCCATGATGATCTTGCGGTTCGGGAAACTCAGTGTCCGCTTTTCCGCGAGAAGAACCGGACTTCCCTCCGCGCTGGATTCCATTCCGTCCGCTTCGTCGACAAACAGAATGCGCACATTGTGCCGGCGCAAGTTTCTGGGAGCCTTCGCAGCAACCACCTTGAGCGAACCACCGGGAAACTTACGGGATAAGAGAGTACTGCGACTGTTCGGGTCGCTGTCGGCAACCAGAAGCCCGGCGAGCTCTGGCGAGGCGGAGAAGATCGGCTCGATATCGGAGACTACGTAGTCCCGGCAATCGGCCTCTGTCGGCAGTAGAGACAGGATCGGCGAAGGATCATTTGCAACGTAGCTGGCAAGCGCCCCGGTTAGAAGGGTGGAGAACCCGACCCGTACCGGTTTGACCAACGTAACCCTTTCGATGCCCGGATCGCCAATCGCATCGGCAATGGCCTTCTGAAACGGCCACAGTTGCACTGGACCTGGGACGCTGGAAACATCACTCGGAAGCCGGACATTTGCCTCGATCCATTCCGAAAGCTTAAGGTTCGGCGGTGGCAGAAGGGACGCCAACGCCGTGCGGCGAACAGACTTGATGCATGCAAACTCAGTCATTGCCAAGATCCTCCAGACAGGCTCGAATCTCTGCATCGAGCGAGGCGATTTCCTTTGCGCAAAGGTGCGGGTGTTGCGACCGATAGCGTTCCGGGATGGCGAGAAGCCGTGAACGGATTACCCGCAGGATCTCAAGCCATTCCCGTTCCACGTCCTTTGCTGAAAGCAAATCACGGCGAAGCATGGCGTTCTTGAGGGCCGCATGGTCGGCCTGTTCCCGAACAAGGCGGGCGCGTTCATCGGCAACCGAGGTTTGAGCAGCAAGGGGCAAATCGGTTTGTTTGCTTTGAGCGGCCGAGCGTTTCGCATCAATGTTGTCCTGTATCCAGAGGGTGCCGCGCGCGACATCGATCCGGCCATCGGCTTCGACCGGTAGGCCATCGCGGATCATCTGGGAGACGCGACCAGGGGAAACCTTCGCCAAACGGGCAAAGTCCGCCTTTTTCAGGGTTTTCGGAGCCTGTATCCCGCCTATGTCATGCATCCCTTGCATATCTAACCTATTGTTCTGATTGACGTTTAGCTATCAATTTTAACTCAGAGGGTGAAATCTCGGGCGTTTCATAACCCGCAATCATCTGCGCTAGGAAGGACCCAATGCGGCTGGGCAATCGCCCTCGGCTCTTAGATGTTCAATGTCCTTCTTGAAAAACATGCATCCATGCTGGCCATGGTGATCAAAGATCGTAGTGGGACTGCCCGCCTGGTCCGGAGAGATCTTTGCCAAGCAAGGGAAACGAGGATCGTCAACTGAGATAAACTCGCCTTCACACTCAGAGCTGCCCCGTGCTTTCCAAAGCGAATATTGAGTTGTCCACGGAGGCGGATGCTTGCGAAGAGCTGGCCTGTAAGGCACCTGCCGCTCGGCCTCTCGCGCGGGCGCACGCGTTTGTTTTTTTATATTTATTTCTTTTTCTTTATTTTGAGTGACACCGGCGTCACCTTTTTTGTGCAGCGTTTGGCATGTTTTTGTGCTGCATTTGTCACCTTTTTGGTCCTTTGAAGTGACACCGGTGTCACGTTTTTCGGCGGTGTTTTTGCAACCGCTCGTATGGACAAAAACGTATTGGTTATTGCGTCCTCGCCCCCTATTTCGATCCACTTCAATATACCCTTCACGCTCCAAGGCATGTATCGCTCTTATGACCGTTCGCGGGCTCTTGCCGGTCTCTTGAGCAAGTGTGTCGATGTTGGGCCAGGCTATTCCGGTGACGGAGAAGAAGAACTTCAGAAAGACAACAGCGACAACCTTGTCGCCATCCGTCAGATTACGGTCGCGCCCAACCTTTCCGATCCACTCCACCTTGTCTGAGTATTGAACCTTGTGGTGGTCGGCTGACATCTTTGCCCCGGGAAAATGAGCAACGTTGCTCATGCGGCCCCCTCGAGCTTGTCGGCCAGGACAAGAAGCTGGTAAACGACTTCGCTCTTCTCTGAAAAGATAGCCTCTGGATCGGTCCTTCTGCCGTTTCCAATGCGCTCAACTTGATGTGCAAGGTCACGCACTTCCTCGGCTACGAGGTTTGACAAATCAGTTGTAAGTGCTTGATTTCCGTTAGATGGTTTGACAGGAGAAGCAGAGCTAAAGCATTGCATTTGCGGCAAAAACTCATGCAT